CTGCAATCTCTGGCAACAGACGGATCTGTGTTTCGTTAGGGTAAATGGATATCCTTTACTCTGTCCAATGGGCAGAGATACCCTCAGCGACGAAGTAACCGCCGATTCTCCTGCGAGGGTTAGTGCGTGGAAGTTCGCGAAGGGGCAAAAGCTCCATGAATGACGTCTCGCGACGTGATTCTACCTTCTGCAAGTGGAAGAATCCGAAGTCATTTTTAACGGATCCTCTGCGTAACATGTTGACCTTGTATTTCTTCTTAAGGCCTAGTGTATATCGCAGTAAACCATCTTGCTCATATCGCTCTTTGTATCTGAACGAATGAAAAGTGAAGGTACGCGTACCATGCTCATCCTCATATACAGGTTCTGACAAGAAACTGTATAGTAACCCAAGTCTCTCACGGTCAAAAAACCATTTGAGACCCGAATCGTCAGGATAGTCGGGAGGCACGAATCGAATTACGATGTTGTGCCTCGAGAAGATGCCGAAGAGGACCTTCCATAGCTCTTTGTCGTACACGTATGCGAGCTCTCCGAAGTACGAAATGTACTTCTGGATAAAAGAGTTCGTTATAATGTACAACCAGGGGGCCAGGTCAGACTTTCGACGTCCCTCCGGGGCCTTAAGAAAATAAGGCCTAACACTCATACCTGCGAGGTAATCCCCCCCACAGGATTCTCTGAACTGGTAACTTCCGATATAGGATTTCTCCCAATTTACACGGAAGCCAACCTTCTCCATAAATTCGCAAAATTCCTTTGCCATAGAAGAAGGTACAATGCAATCATCGCCATAGACCGATATGCTCCTCAGATCTTCCCATTCCGGGAAGAGGGAGTTACCGGCCCTTAGGCTTAACCTGATTGCATGCCCATAAGCCCAGAAGATGAGAGTCTCCAAGGGAAACGTAGTTGCATTTCCCATAGTGGACATCATATGCAGCTGCAACCACTCCCCCTCAATGAGGGTGTGGTCACTTCGCAATGCCCATAAGTAGTCGAACCAAACAGGAGGTAATACCCACCGTAAGAGTTCAATTGACACACAATCAGAGGCAGAGGAAAAGTCCACGGTGCCTTCGCGGCACGTAATGGAAGCTTCTCTTGCCCTGTCCTTGTGCTCTACTTGGAGACTATCAACGTCGAGTCCAACTGCCTTCAAGCGGGAATACATAACTTGCATGAGACCTTGCTGTAAAAACATATTCACAGTAGGTTCTACACAAATCATGCGCCGCTTGTCCACAGTCTTATCGACAGTCGTCGCTCGTGACCCGATACGGAGATCGATACCACCCGAACTGGGGCGTTCTGAGTTGTACTCAATTAACGCAGATTTCAACTGGAAGTCAAAATCCAGGTAGCGATTAAAGTACCGTTCAGCTCCAGAGGTGCTAGACATCGGGAATGTGAACTTAGCCTCTTCAGATGTATCTATATAAGGTACACCAGAGGTGGCTCCTGAGCTATTTTTACACTCAAGGAACCATTCATCTTCACCGATAGTACCCAAAATCCAATGTGCAATAGCACGGGCCCTGAGATGGACTTTGTCCTCAAAGGGCGTCCACGACTGGATACGCATATCAACGGACGGCAGATTAAACAACAATCTAATGTTCGTATCAAGCATATGCTGGTTAACCTCTCGAAACAAACGGAATGTCTGCTTTTCGAGGTCAGCCGTGGCTTGGGTACTAGGGACAAACTTTTTTAAGAGCTCGTCGATCTGTCTACGCATTGCAAAATGCGTGGAACTGTGGACCCCTCTCTGCTCCTGTATGAAGGGTTCAAGGTCACAACGGATTGCCTGAAGTATTTCTGTTGTTATTACTTCAGGGTCGAAGAACGGACGTTTCTTCCTCGACTTTCGGGATTTTCGTACTTTCATGGAATGTCTCCTTTTTGGAAGTAGACGGCACTGTGGTGTCAGGCTTAGAGCCTACGCACCACACCGGTCTGATGCCGGATGAGTCGACATCTCTGCAGCCAAAACTATCGGGTTTGTATATAGCAGTGGCAATTGCCAAAGCTGCTATCCCGATAAGCTGCAATATAGAGATGCCGAACATCACCCGGTGCTCAGGTTCTGCCAGAACTCGTCATAATCAGAGTCGAAGCAGATCTGGGATGCCAGTTCCCGCAGCGAATCAATTTCCGCTGCGGTAGTCTCGATATCGACGGCCAGTTCCAACCGGAACGTATTGACCGTACGATTACCGTTGTCCAGCGCCAAAGGGCGCTGAATAACGACAGTCGAGCGCTTCTGGGTATACCCATTCGGAGCCAACGTCTGAACTTTGGGGCGCTTCACCGAGAAAGAAACGGTGGTAGCGTTGATGAACTCAGAAGAGTCGTCAAGGGTTACCTGATGAGAATCAGGGCCGTCCCCGCTGTCCAGAAAAGTCGTGGCTGTGCCACCCGAGGTTGATATCGTTGTTCCAACATCAACTGAGGCGTCTTTTATCGTCATGGAATTACACCTAGGGTTAAACCTTCAAGGCCCCAATGAAGATTGAGGTCAAGTCAGCTATTTTAGTGGCGTCGTTGACAAGATTCCTAAGCGAGAGCTCGGGAATAGTGTCAGCAAACGAAGGAGCCCACACTACGCGGTGATACCGAAAAGTTTTCCTTACATTGGTATTGCCGCTAATGGTGTAGGAGACGGAGCTAGGGTTATCATAATCCACAAGTTTGAGGGTTGTTTCAACCTCATTACGAGTGGTATAAGACCCAGCAAGGATCTTGACATTAGGGTCAATGAGATTAGTAACACCTCCAATAAAACTGGAAATGTCATAAACTCGATCTACCATGAAACTTAACCTGGCAAGTTGCCAGGCGGTTAAAGGTATATCTTTTGCCCTAAGGCCTAGGCGCCACTTCCAATCATACAAGGGATTATGTACCTCATAGAGGATGGAAGCGTGACCACTATAAGACTGAGTGACTGTCCGATCGAAAACGGACCCGTTTTGCACGGTGTCACTTTCCTGACCTTGGAAATCCAAGGTTTGGTCGGAACTCCGGCGAACCGGAGGAGTCTTTTTTGTACTCATGTAAGCATCGACCGCAGAATAAGCTGATCGCACAAGTGGCGACCAAGCGAATCTGTACTCGAGCCACACAGAGGCAACTGCCTTTGCGTGAGACCATCTAAACTTCTTTTTTCTGGCCTTTACAAGAGAGCGAAACCTCTTAGCAGAGGAAGCGATAGTGGAAAAAGGATGTCGGATGAGTTCTAAGGTTTCCTTAAGCTCACCGATGTCCTCGCCAAAGGCATACGGAGTCTTGTCCACATTTCTGAGGGCAAGTAACTTAGCACGACTCTCATAATCAGAGAAGTCGCTTTTCACCGCGGACATATGTCCTATCCCAGATTGGGATGCACGGTATTCCGTGACGGGTCCAGTATCGGTATAATAACTTCCGTTACTGAAAGTGCTAAAAGTTACACCAGGGTAGCCAAGCTGGCTCATCTGGGACTTCGTATAATCACAAGGATTATTTATGACAGCCCCCGACGCGATGCGTTTCGCATAATCGTCGGTAACCCAGTCATCAATAGACTCAGACTTCGACGTAACGTCGTAAGGACCATGTTGGTCCTCAGCACCAGTGCTCCAGACACGATAAACTATGTCTGGAATGGTGGGGTCTGAGCGTTCTCGATGACGAGGTGTACTGGACATGCCTTTTTCTCCTGTGTGTCAAAATCGAGTTCCTCCCGGAAG